TTATAATTAAATGCCAATGTCACCCTCCCCTGCGTTGCGGTCGATGAAGCAGAAACATAAGTGTATCTCAGCCGACGAAATCTATATTGGTCATAATTGTTACCAATTTGATTAAGCCAGGGAAATGCAGTTACCAACCCAGGATTAGTGGGATAACGCGCACAATCAAAGGACGTTGCATTTCTCACAATGCCAACATATTCTTTGTGTGTTACTATCGTCCCACGGGTGGATGTTTGCAGTTTCGGACCTTTCATGGAAACTTTCCTCGCCATAGAAGTAGGCGCGGCAGTGACCGTTCCAATGGTCACAGTCTTCTTTTTCGCTATAGCTCGCGAAGGCTTCGGAGGGCCTCTCAACCGGTCACCTGGCTTTTCGCCACGGAAACGCGGTAAACGTTCGGAATTTCGATTACTCATATTCAATTCAACTAATTTCGAGAACAACTTGCCTCGAAAACCCAAATTTTTAGTTTCTTCAATGAAATCCGAATCAGCTTGATCAATATCTTGATTCGATGCGTAAGCGGCGTCGTGTTTCTTACAGGCGAAATCTAAATCGTCGAGTGCTGGTGAGGTACCAACAACTGATGATTGTATTATTCCGTCAGACCAATACGGACCGCAGTAATTACCTAACAATGACTTGATAGGAATCGTGGATAGTTTTATCCCCCCGCGCCACCGGGTTATTTCAGGCACGCCAGATATAACGCCTCCGTCTTTTTTAGGGTCGGGAGTTCCCTCAACATTCCCTTCTTTTAACGTCACGAAGGATGGACAAACACTTCAGTTGTCGATCAGATAGAGAACCTCAAATTCCGGCCAATTGTAGGCATCGGTGAGGTTATTACAACTATCCAATCGAGACAACAATTGTTGCTCCATGTCGCTTAGGTCGCATCCGTATCTGTCATTGAACATGATACTAGCTTCCACATAGTCGATTGCGTGACGTGAGCCACTGAGCATTCTATACTCATCTTCTGGATCATAGTAGCTGGTTGCTTCAACGCCGGACAACTTATGCAAGCACCAATCGACATATGTTCCAATTATAGGAACAAAACCATGGCTACTTTGCATACCAATCAGCATACCCTTAATTTGTGGCAAAGTTAGAGCCCTCATGCTCCAACCAATCTTAGCCAACATTTTTCCAGGCTTGCATCCCAACACATGTTTTGGTTTCCAGCTGTTGAAACTATCAACTGGCCAAAAAACTCCAGAACAAAACTCAGCATCCGATAGGTTG